TCAGCGTTGAAAACAAATTTAAATTGTTTGGTACAACTATGTCCAACTATTGTCGATTTCTCGCAACACGGGACAGAAAAATCGACGGGAACGATTTTCTCTCGTGGATCTATCGACGGAACAAGACGACTTTGGGGAAACACTGTCGCCGATACAGCTGAATTTGTTGACTTAGCAAAATTTGGTTTCACTGGCGGAGATGCCGGACTCTTAACTGGCATCGCACTCAAACATTTCTCCAACCGTTTAGCGGACTCAGTTAGAGGTTTCTGTTTTGGGGTGCTATCCTTGAAAGTAGAACTAGCAACTGAAAAAGTGACATTCTTAGGAACACTAAGGTTCACTTGTGGGGCTGCTTTAACTATTTTCTTTATACTCTTACCCTTACGTTTCTTTTCAGACAATTTTTGGAAACGTTTCTCCGGCAAGGATTTCGGAGCAGGTAGGAGTTTCTGGACTTCAACGTCGGCACTTGGTTTCATAAAATTACCGACGAGTGGAGCTTCAAGGGGTGTCTGTGGCATTTCAGAGCCCACAACTTCACCCTCTAGAACAACTGGCAAGTCATAGATAGCTGGCTCATGAAACATTGTGGTCAAGTTCAAGAGTTCATCAAGTGTTTTACAACTATTGATGACAGCTTCCATGTGGTGGACATCATCGACTCCACAACCCATTGATTTAGCCACAACGCCAAAGGCCATTTCTTCCTCCTTATCAGGGATTCCGAATTGATCTTCAGCGCCATAGCAACCAAACCAAGTTGTGTCAACATCAGGGATGCTGTCTTCCAGTTTCAAATCCCGAGTAAACTCCATAGCTTTATTAGCCCAAGCCCGAATAACAGGGGTATTTGGGTCTGTAACAAGGTAAGAAGCAGCTTTGCGCCTTGCTACTAACTCTATGGATGCTTGGGAATTAGGACTAAGGTGTATCTTACGCATTGTTCTTGCAACATCTGCAATACAAGCGTCAGAGGGCCACACCCCCCATGGATCAAGGAAATATCGACCTAAATACAATACAGGCTCGCTTTCCTTAATTGTATTAGGTTTATATTTTAATCCCCATTTCTGGAAAAGGTCAATTAACTCACTAGCTTCTAGGTGTCCAGTTAAACTATCATCCCCTCCCACCAGACCAATTCGGCGGAAGGCCTCAACAGAAGCATCAGCGTCACTAAGATGCTTCAATTTATCCCGATGACCACAATAAAGAATAAACGCCACGCCTAACGTGTTACGAATTGCTGTTATAGGGGAACCTGAAGGAGTAGAAGCCCCAGTGTTGTATATAACACCATTTGACGTACGGCCACGAGCACAAACTTCCTCTGAGAGCAAAGTTTCTAACTCGCGCCGATAAACGGGGTCAAAAGCGTATAACAAAACTTGAGCGACAACATTTCCAAGTTCAAAACAGAAAGAACCATCGAGGCGACTAATATCACCACTCTCGATTTTCAACAGCTTTGCCACGACTTTCTGCAAATACTCCGTCAATTCACATGGTAATTTTCCGAAAGCATAAAAAGGAGTATGCTTCATTATATTATCATAGAACGCGTAACTAAAAGCGGACAGTCTCAACAAGTGTTGACCAGATGTGGTAGAGATGTTTCGCGGATCCGCGACCTTGGGGTAGGCTTCAGGTTTCTGAAACGCTGCGACGTCGGAATTCGGCACATCCGTGAAATTAATCACTCTCTCAATTCTATTCTTTTGTGCAGGTCGGAATTGTCGATCTGTTACTTGATTCATCTCAAGCGGTGATAAACTAGCAGCTGAACCACGGACCACCAGGTCTCGGAACTCAGAAACATATTCATGTGTCCACTTATAAGGGAGATCGAGCGGCTTCTTTTGCTGTACACCCACTAATCTTCCTTTAACGCATGCGACATCGTTGTTAAAGGATTTAGCTGGAGCAAAAGCGGCACCCCCAAAAGGTTTGCCAATAGCCCGCATTGAAGGCGTCCCATCCTCAAAGACCAACGGATACATAGCCTGGTACGTGTGTTTATCCGACCCAGGTTCATTTGCACCGCCAGAATGGCGACTTACTCTAGGTATAACCTGACCAGCAACTAGATCCAGTACAAACTGGGTTATGAGGGGGTGTGTCCATTTAGCCGACACTACACCATCAATACCTAGCAACCGTTCTACGTCAGAAATATTTAGAGTATGCTTCTCCTTCAATTCTACTCGAACTTTAAGCGACAGCAAAACACGTTTCGCTGTAGTAAAGCCACAGTTCTCACCGTTGAGGCTCACGCTCATCATGGGCACCGAGTCACCCACTAAAGGGATTGATTCACGATACACATATGGAGCTGCTGTAATAGACCCATCTTCATTGACTATAGGCTCAGACATCTTAGCACGAGTTAAAGGATGCAATAACCCATCCAGTAGCAATGGTCTCACAGACTCATGGCACCACTGGAGTGGGAAAATATGCATAGGACTAAAACACACAACCATAAAATTAGTGTCCATCGAGTGTATTCTACAATCAACATTATAGCTGATCAAAGAACCATTGACTTCCACTGTAACGTGGTCCGTGTCATAATCCCATAACTCATGCTTATACCTGGCCCCTCCTCGGATCTCCATATCGATAGTATTGTCAGTGGTCTTCCAATTATAGCCTTCGCCTTCTCCAGCGACAGCCTGTGGGTTGAAAGTCTGACACACCACCGGTACAGGGTGTGATACATTTCCAAGGAAGCGATTCAACTTCGCTCTAAAACTAGTGGGATCTAAAAAGTATCTAAGGCCAGACAAAACTGACAACATATCTACGTAATAGTCTGTATCCACTAATTCCACAACGTCATTGTTCGTAGGAAGTGAGTTTTCGGGTACAAGGATTGTATCTTTCGAAAAGAAATACAAGCGATTACCTGCAACACCACTACGATGGTCAGCACTCGACTTTGATATTGAGTAAGGTCTCCTACCAGTGGCATTAGCTAGCGTCTTACAAAAAGAGGCACCAGCATTTCGCACACAAGCAGCTTTGCCATGTGAGTGGCTAGAGGGAACCCTACCATAATTCAAAGGAGTCGCTTGAAAGGTCTTCCGGAAATCTGACAAATCAGCGCGACGCATTATTTTCCCCATAATCACCGACCGACCAAGAAAGAACCATATTCCTAGACAAACTAAGTAATAGAGCCCCTCCATGATGATCATAGAAAACAGGAAAGCAAAAACAGAAGCGATCAGACCTCCATCCAACCAAACAACCAACGTAATGATCGAGCAGAACCCGAAAATGGCGCAACGAACCCAATAGCGTGCTAACACGTTACTATCGGCGCCAACATTACATGCAAAATCCACAAAGCACCTTAAATAATCAAAACAAACCACTTCCTCGGCGAAAGGTTGTAGCCGAGGATAGTAGCTCCTCCACAGTAGAACAATGGAGTTTCGAAAAATAAGGTAGAGTAGAGCTACCCAGAAGTGCACGCGCACATAACACACACGCAACAACATGGGCACTGACCTTAACACAGTAACAATCAAAACGAATGTTAATACTAATTCGTTCAGTATCCAGTAAATACAGTCCACAGTGGTAATTGCCGGCAATTGCATCCACGAAAGTAGAGCAACCCAAGCAAGTACCCAAAGGAACCTAACATAACCTAATACCCGACCGAACGTTCTATCGACCATCCATATCAAAACTGCAACTATGTGTCTAGCCAGCTGAACTTCGCACCAGATCAGCAGCGACAAAAACAAACCACCGATAATTAAACCGGCGATCCGACTCATCGCTGGTGATGAATAGTTTGAGTTTGACGCAAACACCGCGCTCATTCCTATGAGCGCCGCAAACGATACTAGCAAAAGGATCACCTTCACTAGTCTCTGTCGATTAACAGGGTTAAACATAT